TATAATGCTATTGCCAATATGGCTGCTACTGCTGAAGGGGTTAAAGCTCTAGAAGAAATTATGAGCTTGTCAAGAAACAAGCCATTACCTAATACCAATACTGTAGTAGATGTAGAACTAGATGAAGGTGATTTACAGTCTATGATGAGAGATCCAAGATATTGGAAAGAAGGTTCAAAAGATCCAGCATATATTAGAAAAGTAACAGACTTATATCAAAAGAAATATGGCTAAGAAGTTTCCATATAAGAAATATGTACTTATATGGGAAGATCCTACTGGGGATAGTACATGGATGTCTGATAAGATATGGAACACCTATCTCCAGCTATTATTACTACAGAAGCATATCTATATTCTAAAGATAAAAGCTATGTTAAGACATTCGCATCATATATAGAGGAATCTGATGGCTCATATACTTTTGGAGATGTCAATGTTTTTATTGCTTCTGGTCTTGTAAAGATGACAAAAATATAATATATCTCACATAACAAGCCGAAATAAACTGGAAGATGCCCAGTTTGGATAACATAACAAAGTTTATAACGACAACTTGATTATTAAATAACAATACTCGAAAGGAAACTTATTATGAGTGCGACTATAGACCAAGCCTTTATAAAGCAGTTCGAAGCAGAAGTGCATATGGCTTATCAACGAATGGGCAGTAAGCTCAAGAACATGGTCCGTAATGTTAGCAATGTAAAAGGTAGTACTGTTCAGTTCCAAAAAGTAGCAAAAGGTTCTGCTTCAACAAAAGCAAGACATGCCGAAGTTGTCGCTATGAACTCTGTTCACTCAAATGTAACTGCAACATTAAACGACTTTTATGCTGCTGATTATGTGGATCGTTTAGACGAACTAAAAGTAAACATTGATGAAAGAAACATTGTTGCACAAAATGCAGCATATGCTTTAGGTAGAAAAACCGATTCTATTATCACTGATACATTTGATGCTAACGCAACTGCATTAGCACATAACTCAGCTGGATCAACATCTGGTATGAACTTAGACAAAGCACAAAATGTGTTTGAGATCTTCCAAGAAAATGATGTTCCAGATGATGGTCAAAGGTATTGGGTTGTTGGTGGAAAACAATGGTCAGACCTTCTAGACATAGATCAGTTCTCAAGAGCTGAATATGTTGGTGAAGCAGACTTACCATTTGGCGGCACATTAACTGCTAAAAGATGGATTACTTTTATGTGGATGGCATTTAGTGGCTTAAAAAAAGATGGATCAAACGATAGATTCACACTTGCTTTCCATAAATCATCTTTAGGATTAGGTGTAGGTTCTGATGTAAGAACTGAAGTAAACTACATACCTGAAAAGGTAGCACACCTAACAACATCATATATGTCAATGGGTGCAGTACTTATTGATGGTGATGGTGTAAGAATCCAGAAATGTAGGGAGGCATAATCATGGCATACGAAACAACTAATCCTGTGAAAAAGATATCTCAAATGGGAGATTCTAATTCACTTTGGTATTATACTGATGGTGATGCTATTGGTACTATTGATGATGCAGATTACTTTTTATCAGCAACAGGCGACTTAAATGCTGGTGATGTAATTATTGTAAACAGTGGTGGATCAAATGGTGTAGTAGATATTTTAATAGTATCAGCTGCTTCATCCTCTACAGTAACAACTGCATTATTATCATAATGATATTGGGGGGATTTATTCCCCCCTTTAACTATGGCAGATACTAAAGTAGATATATGTGCAAGAGCTATCATAATGATCGGAGCTTCTCCGATATCATCTTTTGATGATGGCTCTACAGAAGCCTTAGTAGCTTCTAATATGTATGAAAACATATTGAAGTCTTGTTTATCAAGACATAGATGGAAGTTTGCTACAGAACAAAAACAACTTTCTTTATTAGCTGATGCACCTACTGGAAGATACCAATTTGCTTATCAGCTACCAGCAAGTCCTGAATTATTAGTTTTAAATACAGTTACTGTAAATGATAACCCAATAAAATATGCTAGATATGGAGATAAAATATTTGTAAATAATTATGGATCTAGCAATACATTAATAGCAGATTATATATTTAGACAAACAGAAGCAGAGTTTCCAGAATATTTTAAATTAGCTTTACAATATAAATTAGCAGCAATATTTGCTGGATCTGTAGCTAGAGATGCACAGATGATACAACAGTTTGAAACACTTGGTGAAAACCAAATGAGAATAGCAAAGAACATAGATAGTCAAGAAGTATCAAATAGTGTACTTAATACAAAAAGGTTTATACAGGATAGATTAACTACTGGAGGATATTAATGGCTAATGTTCTCAGAACTGTATATACCAACTTTTCAAGTGGTGAACTTAATCCCTTATTAAATGCACGAACTGATGCTTCAGCATATTTTAATGGAGCAAAGACATTAAGAAATTGGTATCTATTAGATGAAGGTGGATTAATGCGTAGACCTGGAACTACATTTAAAGCACAGTTACCAGGTGAATCAAGAATACTACCTTTTATATTTTCAAATGATGAGATGGCAGTATTTGCTTTATCTAATAATAGATTAGATGTATTTGATAGTACTGGTGCAAGTGTACAATCAAACATTACAAGTAATTGTAATTGGACTACAGCACAGTTATTTGAACTAAACTATGCACAGTTTGGTGATACAGTATTTATAGTTCATAGAAATAATCCAATAGTAAAAATAGTTAGAACATCTGCATCTAATTTTTCTGTAAGTTTATTTGAGTTCGAAGAAAATGAAACTGTATCTGTTGGAGGAGTAAACAAAACAACACAACCATTTTTTAAATATGCAGATTCAAGTATATCAGTTACTTTGTCTGCTCATGCAACTGGAACAGGAAGAACATTAACAGCTAGTTCTGGTTATTTTACAAGTGCATATGTAGGAACATATTTATTAGTAAATAATAAACAAGTTAAAGTAACAGGCTTTACAAGTGCTACAGAAATAACAGTTACAGTTATAGAAGATGCAGTAAGTAATGGTCCGCATTTTGTTTGGGCAGAACAACTTATATCTTCTATTAAAGGTTTTCCACAAGCAGTAACATTCCATGATAACAGATTATATTTTGGTGGTATCAAAGATAAACCAGCAGCAGTTATAGGATCTGTAGTAGGAGAATATTTTAATTTTGATATAGGTTCAGGAAATGCTAGTGATGCAATAGATGTAACAATAACAGCTGATAGAATAAATGAAATAAGACACTTAGTATCTTCAAGAAATTTACAAGTATTTACTGATGGAGGAGAGTTTTTTGTTCCAACATCTACAGATACATCAGCAGTAACACCATCCAATATAGTTTTTATGAGGCAAACTCCATACGGATGTAATAGAGCAAGACCAGTAATATTTGATGGAGCAACTTTATATGCACAAAAAAATGGAAAAGCCATAAGAGAATATCTTTTTTCAGATGTAGAATCTGCATATGCCTCTACATCTATTTCTATATTAGCATCACAAGTAATTGATAATCCTGTAGACATGACAATGATTACAGGAACATCTACAAGACCAGAACAGTTTGCATTTTTTACAAATACAAATGGCACATTAGCTTTATTTCATAGTATTAGATCTGAAAAAATAGCTGGATGGACAGCATGGAGTACTAGAGAAGGTGATAAATATACAAGTATTACAGCAGTAAATGAAAATTTATTTACAGTGGTAAAAAGATCTATAGGAGGTTCTACTATATATACTTTAGAAAAGTTTGCTGATGATGATTCATTAACATTAGATTGTTCTGGTGTTACAACTTTAAATCAACAAGGTTCACCTAAAGTAAATGGTGGTAGTCAGTCAGGATCAACCCTGAATGTAGATGGATATACATCAGCTCCTAATCCTAATGATATTATTACAATAGCTGGTAACAGTACAGAATACACTATTCAGACTGTAAATGCTACATCATCTGGGTTTACATTAGTTTTAAATCAGGCACTTGCTGCAACTCCATCAGATAACGCAGTAATAACAATAGTACAAGGTAGACTACATAATACTCCAGCACACTTGACATCTACTTTAGTTTATGCTGTTGATGGTACTATGGCATTAGGAACATTTACTACTACAGGATCAAATACTATTACTTTAAATGAAGCTCATGCTGCTGGAGTAGATATTGGATTTAGTTTTAGTCCTGAGTTAGAAACAATGCCTATTGATAAAGAAGTACAAACTGGTCCATTAACAGGAGAGTTTAAAAGAATATCAAGAGCAGTTATAGATATATCTGAAACATTAAATGTAGCATTACAAGCATCAGATAAAACTGCAAAAAATTTAGTTATTAGACAAGTAGACTTTGATGTAGCTCAATCGGTGGCGAGTGTTACTGGTAAAAAAGAGTTTTATTTTTTAGGATATGATAGATCCCCTACAGTTAAAATTACACAAACAGAACCATTACCTTTAAAATTATTAGGAATGGCATTGGAGGTAGTATATTAATGGCGGCAATAACACCAGCAACTATGTTTATGATTTCTGCTGGAATTAGCACAGCTGGAGCTTTGATGCAACTATCAGCTCAAAGAGCTGCTGCTAAAGAAATGACTAGAAGATATGAACAAGAATCAAAGATAGCAGAGTTTGAAGGATTACAAGCAGAACTAAATAGAAGGAGAGAAGTAGAACAAATACTTGCAAACAATAGAGCAGTTAAAGGTGCA